ACGATTGCCACCATCAACAGTGGTAAACGCTAGAACATCAAACTTGTCTGCCGTAGTCGTCAAAGTCGGAGCAGTAGCAGCAGCCCACTTAACCGAAGCAGGCCACGTAGCAAGACGAGAACCCGTACCATCTTGTTCCAAAATTAAAGTAAAGGAACTTGAATCACCAGTAGCAACCGGATTCGAGAATGTAAAGGTGCAGTTATCAGTCAACTGGACATGATGCACGTTACCGTTATTCAAATCAATAGTCGCTGCCGCACCAGACGCAGCGTTCTCTGCACACGTTTCCGCATAATCCTTATGCGTAACCGCTGACATGATCTGGTCCGCACCAACAACAGCGCCGGAAAGAGTTGCACCAGCAATCGTTGGGCTTGTCAACGTGGTAGACCACGCTGTCGTGCCAGTACCAGTGTGTGTGAGCACAGCATTCGTTGATGCCGAAGCAGCAGGCGAAGCACTAATACCTAGTTTAGTTTCTACAGCAATCAAAGCAGTAGAAGCAGCGCCATGCACCTGATCGTGTTCGTAACCTGACGCATCCAAGTCAGTAGTAGACCCCGGAGTTACCTGTGTTGAGGTTGTGTCAAGAGAGGTTGGATAGTTTGACGTTGGCATTATTGCTCCTATGGAACCAGATCAAGGGTGAAAATACCAGACGCATTCCACTGAATCTGGAATGTGCCTGACGTTGTACTGAAATCTCCCCCGAAATCTATGTAAGCAATTAGACGGTCGTTTGTTACCGTGTCATCGTAGATAACTCCGGCTCGTACATTCGACAACGTGGAACTGGTCCACGATACGTCCGCTGCATCCCATTTAATTGTGCCTGTCCCATCGGAACTGCTACTCATCGCAACACTTGTAAGGGTTTCGCCACCGGCTGTATAACCAGTACCCGTGACTTCGTTTGTTACATCTGATTTGTTTGTGTGAGTTTCAAAGTTCGGTGTATATGAAGCTGTCACCAACATGCACTTGAACGTGTCATTGTCCATATCAAGTGCGAGGTCATTCTTCAATGCCGCTTCGAAAGTCTCAACGTAAAGACCACTAGCCATTTGTGTTACTCGTTCCTTGGATCGGCTTAGGCCTGATCGTTACATCACCGTTTGGTTTTTGCATTCTTCTTCTTCCTTGCGGCAGCAGCAGCCTTCTTACCTTTAGCGGTATAAGGATACTTCTTTCCATTAACAACAGGCATGATTTAAATGATAGCAGAGGAAAATGGAGGGGCCGGGGAAAGGGGGAAAACCCGACCCCTCCAAACCTCTATGGCATTAACTAAGCGTTATCGCCAATACTGGAAGATGCTTCCACACGTTGCAGGCATTCCTCACGGAAGCGGCCATAACCAACGAGGTGGTACCAACCAACAGGGTTGAACCGACGCAAAGAGTCAGTCACTGGACCGAACACAATGCTTGGATCAGCACCAAAGCCCGGAGCCCGCGAATGCGCCTTAGCAATAGCTTGGCGACCGCAGATAAGGGTTTGGTAAACATCGACATTGCTTGTGCCACCGTCGGCGATTAGACCTGCACGGGGGTTTTCAATGTATTCGATGCCATTGAATGTACCGATTGAACCTGCACGGATTGGTCCTCCGTCTTGGTACAGTTGGTACTGGATAACGTCAGTTACCGCTGTGTCTCCACGAAGATCGTAGGAAACGTCAGGGTGAATGATCGCTACATAGTTGCCATTGTCCCAACCGGGAGCGTTACGGCCACGAAGCTGTGCGACGGCTTTACGGCCTTCGGCAGCGGTGTAGTTGTTCGCATCGGTAATTGCGCCACGGCTTGTTTGCCCGACATACGTTACGTTTGTGCCAGCATTGGCAACATCTGAAACGATTTTGTCGAGCGAGTCAGCCATGTTATAACCAACAATGTTGGCCGCATCAGCGTCAACATTGAGGAATGAAGTTCCACGCACCTTGGCGGTTGTGATAACAGCATTACCGTACTCAGCAAGAGTTACGGTTACTGCGCTATCAGTCAACGCAACAGCAGTTACATCACTAGCTTCAGTGAGAGCCGATGTTGCTTGTGCCATGTCAGCGTAGAACGTGAATTGTACACCCGAACCGTTATGGCTCTGGGCAGTTGAACGGACATCAGCGATCATTTCGAACAGGGGCTGTGAACGCAAAGCGAAATAAGCAACCTGATCGAAGGCCGTTGTTACCTGATCTCCGAGAGTTGAAGTTGTTGTATAAGCCACGGGGAGTCCTATGGTCAGGACTCCAATGGGTTAGAGAATTAGGTTGCTGCGCCCCACAGATAACCTTCGCTCTCCATCAAAGCACGTAATTCATCTGGATTACTTGTTGCCTTAATCCGAGCTTCAAGATCAGCTTGTGACACCGGATCTCCGCCTTCTCCGACAGATTGGATTCGTTGTTCTGCCATTAAAACTTCTGGCGGTATCGCTGTCGAGGCTGGAAGTGGAGCATCTGCACCCAAGAACCCTGCTGCTGATGCTTCCTGTCGGATAGCTTCAACATCTAGTTCGCCTTCATAACCTTTAACAAAATACTTAACACGCGAATCATCAGGGTCAAGCCCTGCTGAACGGAATGTATCTCGACGCTCATAATTAGCTAGCTGTTGAGCAAGCTGGTCACGTTCTGTACGCAACTCATCTCGTTCGCCTTCTAGCTTACGTCGAAAATTTGGTTTCGATTCGGTTGAACTGTCAGAACCTTCTTCACTGTATCCAGTGGAGTCGTTTTCTGTCATATGTCACTCACCTGTCCTGTAACTCATCTTAGCGGTGGTACCAAGATGGAGGGGTGTCGAATAGCTCACCCGAAGGGCCAGACAACAGTATTAAATATATAATGTTTCTATGGTGCGAGTCAAGTACTGGTGGTACCCAACCCAGTTACACCGCTGCTTGTGCCGAGTAAGCCGCTGCGTCCTTTAAAGCGATTTGCTCTGCGCTCTTGCGCCCGTCGCATATTGCCTACTTCGCTTGTTCCGCCAAAGACCCCACGCCCTAGTTCGTCGGGGGTTAAACCTTCGTCGCCTAGCAGATTATTTTGGAGCCCTGCTACGGGAGCAATTCTTGTAGCGATTTCTCTGGCTTGAACATTCATTTTGTTTAGATCTTCAGATAGTTCTCTGCTGAATACTCTGTTAGGGCCAAGGGCTCTTTCTGAAGCTCCAGCTAATTGTGCTGAAGCGAACTGGCGGCCTCGCTGAGTTATGTTAATAGGCGCTGCATCTGGGCTACGACGGTAATTCGGGTCAAGGAATGTTGCCACAAGATCGCCACTGTCGTACTGGTAGTAGTCAGTAAGCGCACTAATAGTTTCTGCGTCCGCTACGTTGACGGCTTGTTCAGCCAAAGTCACTCTGGACTTCCATTCGGATAAAGACACATCGCCTGCTATCAAAGCGTTTACGGACGCAACGGCACTGTTATTTAAAAACGCTGGGGAGATACCTGCTGTTTCTGCAATCTGGTAATACCCACGTTCCAAATCAATGTATTCAGCTTCTGTTAAAGGTGGGAGTCCGCTGTCACGGCGTGATTTCATTGCCGGGAAACGAGCATCATATAAAGCTCTGACAGTAGGGTCATCACCGAATCGAAGCTCTGTCAATATTGCGTCAGCGTTTAAACCTTGCGAAGCTAGATCTAATGCCCACGGCGCTATATCAGCTAAACCAAATTTTTGTAAGAAACCGCTGACTATGGCTTTAGCTCCAGCGATATTAGCTTTGGTGAGGAAATCTGAATAGGGATCGCCGCCGCCTCCATTATTATTCTGGTTATTGTTCTTGTTCGGACCATATTCTTTAATTATTTCCCACCCGGTACCAGTGAAATTCCATAGTTCACCCGGACCCGGTTGCGGTCCAGTTGTTGGCTGACCGGGTGCGCCGGGATAATTTACTTGATCGGGATACAAGCTCCCGTCACGGATACCGGCGATAATTTGTTCGTCGGTCATCCCTAAAAGTTTGCGAGCCGCAGCGTATTTTTCTAAACCTGTTGTCTGCTCGGAACCGTCGGAGCCACCTGATGTCTCAGCAGGAACAAAACCTCTAGCGCCCTCAGTCTTCGGACCAACGATACCGTCAACAACTAAAGGAACATAAGCGTTCCCATCTGCATCGACTTTGCCTGCATTAGCTTCATTAAGAGCAATTTGCTCTTGTTTTATTATTTCACGTGCAGCCGCACGCTTCTGGGAGGTAGATAACCCAGCTTCGTTTGCAGCAAAATTTACTGGATCTTCAATAAAAGCCACTATATAACTCCCATAGCTTGACCTAAGTCATTCACAAGGCTGTAAGCATTAAGTACTTGTGGCATTGCTTTATCGCCTTGCGGCGAGTTCATAAACGCCAGACTTGCATCCCAGCCACTCATAGTCATAGGGTTGCCATTCGGATCAGCATAGCTCCCGAACTTCATTACCCAGTCGTTGTCGTTGCCACCCCAATCAGGCATATACCCCATGCGCCTATAAAAGACTTGGTTGTAAGAGTTCATTATGTCCATCGGGGTTTGACCGCCAAGAATATCAGCGGCCCATGACGGATAGAGTCTGGCTGCTTCGTGAGCTAACTTGTTGGTCCATTGTTCTGCTGTTGCTTCGCCACGCAATGACGCTCGTTGAAACTTTTCGTATTCCGATGGGTCGTAATCCACGAAGTATTGTTGTGCTTCTCCAGCCATTGTTGCTTGGTCGATGGCTATTGTGCTGCCGGGAAGAGCTTCGACACCAAATTTTAGATCTCCTGATTCTTCGAGGAAATCGTAAATCTGGTCTTCGGTCCAGCCTGATAGCCATGCAACTTTTGCAAGTTCTAGGATTTGGTCGTCTTCCCAGTTGAGTTGTAGTTCACCTGCTATGCGCTCAATGATTTCGGTGTCTGCTGAGACTAATGATTTCCGTCGTGTTGTCCAGCTTTCACTGTCATCACCGGCGTACCATTCCGATTCTTTTAAGGCTCTGCCTTCTTCGCTCTCTCTGTAATAATCTGTGTTTCGTAAAAGCGTTTGGATAGCTGAGGCGTATTGCTGCAACCCCATTTCAGTGTCACTTGCATAGCGTTCTTTAAGAACTTCTGCGGCATCCGCAAGATTCCATCCTGCAAATTCACCGTCTTTAATAGTGGCTTTAGAGTTTCTTTTAACCCACGCAAACATCGCTTGACCAAAATCATCTTTGCGTCTTGCAGTTAAAACATCTACAGAATCAACGATATCAACCATTAGTCAGAACCTTCAAAAATACTTGATCGAACCTGTCAGACCCGCTCTTAGCAAGATCTTCACTAGCCATTTCTTTAACTTCACTAGCGATGTAATCCTCTTGGGTATTCTCAGGAATATATTTATCGCCCGGACGTTCCTCTAAGAAATGTCTTTGCATTTGAGGCGTCAAACCTTTAGCCCATTCAATCACTTCAGGAGAAGCAGACCGCCCAGTCATTGCCTCATACACAGCTACCGCTTTATCTTCTGTAGCTGTCTGCGAAATTGTGGCGACTAACCCCGAGTCAACAGCCATGTCAAACAATCGTTCTTGGAAATCACCGACCGTGTAAGTAAAGCTTTCGTTTTGGGATACGTCAGGAATAAACCTGTCGCCCAGCATTGAGAACCCATCGGGGCCCAACAACTGGGCTTGGTTCGTCGCATCCCTAGACATTTCCATAATTGCTTCTTGGATATTGCCTCTATCGTAAATAGCGTCAGGGTTCTCAAACATTTCGTAGCCGAGAACCTTGAACATATAGGAAGCAGTCTTATCTCCGACAGCTAGCCCTTCAGCAATTCTTCGCTGCTTATCTGGAGTTTGAGCATCATAAACACCCATCGCATCGGCAATCGTGAAAGGCACATCCTGCTCAACTAGCTCAACGAAATCAAACCCACTTGCCCCCATGTCGTCTGATTTGCTCCAGCTACGTGTAGCTTTTAATGGTCCTTCAACACCCCCCATTACCTTTTGCGTTATAGGTGACGAAGGGGCGACACCGTAATAAGTGAGGTCTTCAGTACCCAACATCCCCCGATAATCGTGGCGGCCACCCGGTAACCCAGTAACATTCGGGCCACGTTGTTGTGATCCTTTACCAAATATTGCTGCTTGTGACGGGACACGCCACGTTTCAGGATCCATTTCTGACATAAGGAAAGCATCGGTAACAAGCCATGTTGTGCGCCCACTTG